ATAGGATTATTATTTGTATTGAGTGGAGCACCAAGCGTTGGATTGGGATCATTCGCAAGAATGGTATTATGGCTTAATAGTGTGCTTACTTTGATTGCCATAGATTATTTCCATTCCGTTATTTTATTATTTATCATACATCCATCTTAGAAATACGTTGCATTTAATGTATACCATTGATTTGTTGATGCACAAATATACATCAATCGTCCACCGCCAGATAAAACTGCTGGGGCTCCGGATGCATTTGTGTCTATATATCCCGAAGGATTATTAGCATATACATTCAAGTTGGTTGATGTTGTGTTGATTACAATGATTGTCATTCCTGGAACTTCTGGCGGTAATTTTACACCCTGACCAAGAGTAACTGTTGATACAACGTTAATATCTGCCAGCATCAATGTTGATGTAAATTGATTAGTTCCTGATGAAAATACACCAGTTGCAATCGACCTTACAAGGTTACCTGTAGATGTTATATTGGCAGTTGTTACATTACCCGCTGCTAATGTATTTGTACCGGCTGTATATGTTAACCCTGCATTGAATGTTGTCGTGCTCGGTGCCGATTGGAATGGGATCTGATTTACTAATCCACCTGCTAAATTAGTTGTTGAGGGGACTGTCCCAGTTACTGAAAATGTAACTGCACCAGTAGGTCCGGATACTGAAATATTTGCACCAGCTATCGCACTTGTCACACCATTATTTGTAAGAGTAACATTACCTGTCGCACTAGATACACTTATACCTGATCCACCAATTGCACTTAATACACCTGTATTAGAAATAGTATTACTTACAATACTTATTCCTGGGCCAGAATTATATGTGCTGGCTCCCGCAAATTGAGTAAATGTGATTGGGTCTGTACCAATATTAAGAACATTACCAGGTTCTTGAGAACCTACAGAATTTTCTGCCCACTGAGTGCCACCCAAGGTTCCACTCGATATAAATACAAGATCACCAGATTTTGCATCACCGTATGTGCTATTATCGTAGTCAGATGCGCGTGTTAATACCCAAGGACTTGTGCCATCTACACCTAAATCTGTAACAACATAAATACCATTTTGCTGAGTAGTTGCTTGGTTGTTTACCAAGATTCTACTACCAACAATAAGAGTCGAAAATCCACCAACACCGGCATCATTGATATTAACGTTTGCAGAAGCCGTTAATGTTGCTCCGACACCAGCACCTGCATCTGGTGGTGAACCAGAAACACCATTTGTATAATAGTTAGCTGTCAAATTTGACAGTGATGTCGTTGATGTATCACACGCAGGGTGAATGTTAATACCTGCAGATATGGCATCTACATATTGCTTAGGAACTGCTCCCAAGCTGTGAACGGGATTTCCAAATAATATCAATTCACCTGTCATTGCAGGTGGTGAACTATTTTGCCCAGATCCTGCATTATTGACAGGAACATATCCTAAATTAGGTTGTAATATTCTCCATTGCGCTATACCTATACATTGGTACACTACCGTTGGCCCAATTACACTTTGTCCTGGTTGAATTGTTGGGTATAATGTGTTAAGTTGTGATATTGTCAAAGTATCACTACCATTAAATGCCAAAATAAAAGAATAAAATTGTAAAGTATTTGGTGCCGATGCACCCAAATATGAGCCTTGAGTTACATTCAGTGATCCTGATGGCCATTGAAGTCCATTGATAAGAACAGATCCAGTTCCAGATGGTTGTAGTATTATATTACCATTTGTTCCAGTAGTAAGTGTTAAATTTTGTCCAGTAACCGTTGTAATAACACCCGGGGTGGCCGATTGGTCACCAACAAAAAGTTCTTCAGAAACACTTAATATACCATTAATACCGAAATTTAAGCCGTAAGAAGGGTCGGTTGCCGCATATATAATATTACCATCTTGCACTTTTATTTTTTGTGTCATATAGTTACCTACTGTTTCATATATTTATCTAAAGTTACTAGAATATCAACCCACAAAAAAGCCCCAAATAATGAGGCTTTTTCATTTCTATTTTTCTTTCTAAAGAGCTGTGAACAACTCTTCGGTTTGGATTAATAAAACTTGAGCGTAGAGCTGTTGATACCAACTTTCGACAAATAGTCAGCTGCGTTACCGAAGCTGTTTGCAGTGTTAGTAAGTTCCAAGTATCCATAACGTGTCAAGAACGATACAACTGGTTCAAACGTTTGTGGATCCATAACTGGTCCAATACTCATCAATGGAATATATGGGCAATAGTAAGCAGCCGCATCTGTTTCAGTAGGACCTTTATATCCTAACAAAACTGGATCGCTATCGCTTGCATATTGGTTTACATATACGCGCATTGTGCTATTCAATGTACCAACAAATTTTGTGTTTGTTGGAGCTTCAAATGTTCCTTCTGTTGTGCGTGCGAACGAAGAAGTAGTAGCAGACTGAAGAATTGTCAACGCTGTAGGCGAAACAACACACCAGTTAGCAGCACCACGACGTGTTCGTGCAGCAACCAAGTTAGCTTGTTGGTTAATCATAACTGCAAGAGCAGCCATTTCATCACCAACGTAAGTAGCTGTACCAGATACAGCGGCTTGGTTAAATGTTGTTGGAGCAACAGGAACCAAACTACCTAATTTATACAACATTTCTTGGTCAATTTCAACTGTAATTTCTTGAGCAAGTGCTTGCATAATTTCTGCTTCAATATCGATACCGTGAATTGCGTTAGCATCTTGAGCAGCTTCAAAAGTCCAGCGAGCTGACAATTTACGTGTCTTAGCTTCAACTGTTTCTTTCAAAATTTGGATGCTCATTTTATTACCAGGTACACCTTCCAAACGTGCTGTTGAAGCTGCTGCAGGATCTGCAACTGATTCATTACCTGAGTAAGCCAATGCAATTTCGAATGGGCTCAATGCTTCAGTACCAGCTGTAACTCCAGCTGCTGTATTAGCATATCGCACACGCAATGTATGGATTTGTCCAACTGGACCTGTCATAGGTTGCACACCCATAATTTCATTCGCAATAACAGTTGGCATTACACGTCGAATTAACGGTAACATTACTTTGTTAAGAACTGCGATATTACCTGCTTGTGTAGCACCTGCAGTAGCCGATTCAGTCAAGTGTTTACGAGTGTTTTCAAACACCTGATTCATACTTGAACGACGGGTTCCTGTAAGGCCTTCTAAAAGGGCTTCTTTAGTTGCGCCCCAGTTTGATTCAAATAGCTTTGTTGCCATTGTAAGTTTCTCCTAGATTACTTTTTAATTCCGGCTAAGGACAATATGTGTTGCAATTCTGATGTTTCAAAAGAATCATCAGCTTGAGTGACCTTCACTCTGTTACCTGTATTGGCGGACAATGTCGCTTCGTTCAACTGTGCCTTGGAAGACGCAGGTTTACGTTCAATTGCTTCATTTAGAACGCTTGGCAAATATTTGTTATATGCACCTTGCAATTTCTGTGTCTGAACCGATTCAAGTAATTCCTTCATTACAGACTTCTTGTCCTTAGACAATGGAGCTAGTAATTCGTTCATAACTTTTTGTCTTTCGACTAAGTCTTGTGTTGCTTTCAACTTGCCATCAAGTCTTTCCATAAGACCATTGTTCTTTTTAACAGATTCTGTTAAATTAGCAATTTTCTTATCTTTAGATTCAACAACACGTTGTAATTTCTTCAATTCACTTCCTTCATTTAAATATGAAGTCATAAATTCTGCCGCAAAGTTTTCAAAAATCTTACGACCAAAGTCATTTTCACGGGCAACACGAATGTCTTCCTTGAATTGACCAATTTCAGCACGTAAAGTTTTTTCAATGTTTGACTCGATAATCTGAGCTGCACGTTTAATAAACTGAGTTTTAGTTTCTTGAAGTTTTTGTTTACCTTCAGTAACCATTTTAACTTTTTGTTCAACAAGTGATTTCTTATCTGCACGGAACTCACGAATTTCTTCAGCAAGTTGTTTCAACAAGAAGTTTTCTAATTTTGCAAAATTTTCCTTCATTGCCTTCTTTTCGGCATAGAATTCTTTCATTTCTTTAGCTACAGCTTCTGTTATGAATTTGTTTAACATTCCTGTGTGTTCAACGATTTTGCCTTTGTAGGCTACACGTTCTGCGACAAGTTTTCTCTTATCATCGGCGAATTCCTCGAGTTCGACGCGGATTTTATCTGTTAAGAATCGATCCATTGATTCCACTAAAACACCTTTGTCGTGTTCGAATTTACGAGCAAACTCTTCACGGAGTGTTGCTGCAACTTCTTCACGAGCTTCAGATAGTCTAGATTCCCACAAACCAACGATCTGGTTCCTGATATCTTCAGATAGTCCAACGCTTTCGCTCAAGATCTCATCAATTTTTTTTGCCATCTTGAGTTCTCCTAAATTTTTAACTATTGAATAAATCTGTGAAGGTCCTTAACTAATTGCTTTTGAGCAGCGGCTTCGGTTAATGCTTCCCTTGCGGTATCCATTACACGTGAACCACCTTTCATATTAAAAAGACTTTCATATATTGTTCTCGGAAACGCATTTGGTGCGCTTGGTTGCGCCACAATGTCAACAGTGATAATTTCAAAATCTGAAACAGCACCATTATCATCAACATTTCCAGAACCACGGGAAGAAACTCCCAACTTTGCGCCCGATAACAATAATGTCTTTACAATATTGCCCATCGGAGTTGGAACAATCTTCAACTTTCCGTATCCATCTGCACCATCCATCCACATTTCTGTAATTAGATGTGACACGCGATCTAAGTTAATTGAAAGCTCTTCCGGATGGTCGAGCTCTCCCATAACTGATTGACCACTACTTAACTTCTCGGTAATCGACTGAACGGCTCTGTTAATTTCTCGAACAGGATACACGCGCTGATTTTGGTTTCTTACGTCACCCTGGATAAAGATC